AGACGCTTTTGAGTATCATACTCGATACCACGATATACGACTTTAGACATTAGGGTTCTCCTTAGTTTTTTAGGTTAAAGAGCGTTCCTTCAGTCGGCTTTTGCGTTCGCTATTTGCGAATAGCGAATGAACGATCCGTTCCGAGTCGGCTTACTTCCGTCTGATTTTCAGATGAACGTAAGGTCATTATAGACCTGTTATCATATCTATGCAAGTAATTTTGTAAAATGTTATACTATTTTTACTATTTCTTTATCTTTCAATATAACTTAAAGTGTGATTAGTTGCATAGAGTTGATGAATAATCATATCGCATCCAATCTTTGGATTGCAGTCACCACAAGTATAAACGTCTACTGCTGCTTTACCTTCTTCAGGCCAGGTATGGATACTAATGTGACTCTCAGACAACAAGCAAATTACAGTAACTCCCTGTGGTTCAAACTTCTTTGAGATAGTCTGAACTACAGTAGCACCACTTGCAACTGCTGCGTTTTCTAAAAGGTCAATAAGACAACGCTCGTCGTTCAAAAGAACAAACGAGCATCCATACAAGTTAAGTAGATAATGCTTTCCCATTTTACAGTGGATTCTCCTCCGCTTCTTTAACCAATGAACTTACAATCTCTTCTGTTCCGTCCATTGTTTTTACAGCGTACAGAGATGATTTTTGATATTTTTTTAATTTTTTATACTGCTTTAAAAGTTTATTTAAATCGTTTTTAGGAAGTTCAAATTCAACTTCAAAATCATTGTTAAATCCTTTATTCATTTTCTTTTTTTCTTTTCTGACTTTTGATAACCCCATAGTTTAGGATTTGTTCTTCCATATCCAAAATCAATTTTTTTGACGGATCCTGCACCATATTTGTCATAGTACATATCGAAAATACGGACTCTAGATCCTCTGACTAAATCGATAAAAGATTCTCCATCTACATCATACCAAATTAAATAGGCATCATTAGGAAAAGAAGGATCTTTTACTTTATCGATAGTGGTATTTTGAAGAAGGATATCACAACCATATTCTTGAGGGAAAACTTGCTTTTCATTCTTCGATGATTCTGCCATAGATTCTCCCTTTGCTCTTTTTACAACATCATAAAGTTTACTCATGAACGTCCACCCCATTGAATATCGGGATATGCTTCACTTACAATTTCTTTAGTGATTTTATATTTAGTTTCTAACTTTTTATCTTTAATTAAGCAAACAATTTCTGCTTCAAGTGGATGAAGTCCTTGGAGGATATTAATAAACATCGTTTCTCTTCGAAGAGAACTCAAACTATTATTTCCACCCTTTACAAAATTATAAAACATATGATATTCTTTTCGAATGGAAGAATATCCTTGATCCGCAGATCCAAGAGATTTGGAGTTTATTTCTCCCATTTTTGAAACTGCATCATCAATTTTTGAACTTAATGTTCCACTATAAGCAGTTTGTTCTCCTGCACTAGCATAAGGAACATCACCAACAGGAAGTAAAGAGATAACAGATTCATCAAAATTCCAAACAAAAATAGTTTTTAAAGAATCATCTTCGTATTTTTTAAGAACTTCAATCTTCTTTGCATTAGATCTCTGTTTAGATACTAAATCTAAAACCTCAAAAGCAAATGGATTTGATGGAAGATCAATAATTGTGGTATCACTCTTCTTCTTCGTCGTCTTCGTTTGTGTAGTCATAGTCATAATCGCTGTTTTCAAATCTTACTGATACTATTTCGTCAGGTATTACCTGCCCATTTTCATCAAAGAACTCTGGGTGTAAATATGGAGGTTTTGACTCTAATAAATGTCTATAAGTTAACCAACCTATTATACCTCCTGTCATAAAAAAGAGCAACGTGAACATTACAGTGAATGTAACTACATATGCTGTTTCCATTTTTTTTCTCCAGAGAATTTATTTTTTCCTTATATCAAAATGAAGTTCTATGAAAAAATGAAACTCTCTGCGAAAGAAAGAAATCATTTTACCAAACTTCAATTGAAAAGTTTTTGGACTTTCTGATTTCCTCCTTTTATTCCTAAGTAATAACTCAACACCCCTATTAATTTGGGGTTCTGACTTATTTAGTTTATTTTTTGCGTCTTCCTGGTCGTTTGTCATGACTATACTTCCAGGCATCTTCTAAAATGCCATACAAATAATTACGTATCTTTCTTGCTTGTGGTTTTGGAATGTGTCCATAACCTTCACGAAGTTGTTTATGAACATCATCAGAACCACCTTCTAGATAGTCATCAAGATCTAATACAAGATTACTAAGTTCAATTGCAGTTGAACTTTCAATAAACTCATCAACTTCAATCTTTTTTGTTCCACGAACTTTTAAATAGTCATAAAACTTTAATACAAATTGTCCATTAAAGGCATAATCAATTGCCTTTTCAACATCATTGCAAACTTCGTGAAAATTATTATCCATTAAACTAGATTTTGCTCCTTAAGATATTGGACAGTATCTGTACATCCTCCAATGTGTTTTTCATTTACAATAACTTGGGGAAAAGTAGAGCCGTTTCCGAATTCAGAATAAAACTCTTCACGAGTAAAATCTACTCCAAGTTTATAAACTACATGCTGTAGTTCTGCTAACTCTAGCACTTGTTGAACTTTTGTGCAATATGGACAACCGTCTTTTGAATAAACTGTAAACTTCATAATTCTTTATAAAACCGAAAATTATTTAGCGTTAACTGGAATTCCCTGTCCTTCGGGAATCCATACTTGCCGATGAAGTTCTATTGGAGGTAGTTTTTCTTTAGCAGCAGGCAATCCTTGTTGACCGGGAAGTTGTTTATCCATTGTTGCAGTAATAGTAATAACTTGATCTATAATGAACTTTTGTTTGCGATAAGTTCTTTTACTAGAATCAAAACTTATTAACATAAGTGCGTCAGACTCTTCTCCACAATGAGCAATAACTCTACCCGTGGTTTTATCTATTACCACCCAATAATCATACATTCTTTTTCTTCTGACTTTTTGTATTATAAGTTTCTTTTACTGATCTGTAAAGTTGAGGCCAAGTGTCTCTAATTATTTCTGCAAGTTTATGTGGAGTTTCAGATGTAATCATTTATATTTTTCAAGAGAATAAATTCCATTCTTTTCAACGATTGCTGTACAAGAATCGCACCAATCACCACAGCACATATACAATAGTTTGTTGAAGTATCTTACATTACCATGATGAATATGCCCACAAATTACTCCATTATATTTTTTATCTCTCTGAACACAGAAAGATGAAATATCAGTCTCATAACGATTAATATAGTTTTTACCTCTTACTGTATTCTTAAGAGCATAAACCAAAGAGAATCTAAAGAACTTTTCCAGAAATAAACTTAGAGGTGTAATCAGTTCATATCCTTTATTGAACATCAACTGTTTCCAGGAACCAGAAGAATACTCAGAATACTTATCTCCATGAACACAAAGGAACTTGTTTCCTTTTGAATCTTCATGAACATATTCATCAACCATTCGAAAGTTCTTATGTTTGAAATCACAATACCGACGAATCTGACCTTCGTGATTTCCAAGAATATAAATGACCTCTGTACCTTTCTTGATTAGATTCATAATCTGATGGACACATTCAGTATGTTCTTTTGTCCAACGAGTATTATATTTTTCCATGCAGGCAATATCAATAATATCGCCCACTAAAACTAACTTTTTTGTTTTTAGGTTTTTAATGAACTTATAGAATCTTTCCGTATCACATCTAGGAGTCCCCAAATGAACATCAGAAATAAAAACTGTATCGTAAGTCATAATCAATATCTTGATGGCGTATATTCAAGGTCTCCAAGAATATCTTCTAGCATTACTCCATATTCTTTAAATCTTTTATCTCCTGCTATGAAGCATCTCTGACGCATCCATACGGCATCGGCAAGAAGTTTTACTTGATCTTCTGTGAGTGTTAAGGTTTTCATAGTGATAGTGTAACCTTTCTATGTAGTTACTTGACAAAATACATGCGACGACGATACTGCTCACCAGGGCAGTTTTCTAAATGCTCAATTTCTTCATCTGGAAGGAAGTTGACCCCTCCAAGAAGTTTGGCACCAATGAAGATTTCAGCAGACTTTTCACACATCAAAGTAGCAGCAGCACAATCCTTTTGATAAGGTGATGCTGTAATAATACCATGATTCTCTAGAAGAATCAACTTAGGAAAGTATCCGTGTTGGTCTACAAACTCACCAACATACTTCTCCACATTTTGAAGTAAACGAGCACCAGGAGGAGCATAAGGGACAAGGCAGGACACTACACCGTTTCTTACAATCTGATCTGGAAACCATCTCTGACAAGCAAAATCATTGACCGCAGGAGAGCAGAGTATCTGTGTAGTCTTTGGTGGATGAGTATGTGCGATATAATTGATTTCTGGGAAGTGCTTCATAATCCAAGCATGAAAAAGCACTTCAATACTTGGTTTTTTATGAGATAATTCTATTTGTGCTCCATTAGTATTACACAAAGTCAAATCTTCTTCTGATAGTGTATGAAGACTTGTACCACTTGCTTTGATTAGAAAAGTATCTTCTGTTTTTCTCTCTGATACATTACCTTCACCGCAGATAGTATAGTCAGCAATTGTGTGTGCTAAGTCTAAAAGCATCGTTAAGTATTGTAAAATTGTATTTAGAAATTGTACCAAATATTCAAAAAAGTTTTGTTATGGTTTCTACAAATAGTTAATAATGATAATGATCTGTGAGTGATAGAAAAAACATAAAGAAACCGAATGCTATGAAGAATATTAGAATTCCTAACATAAAAAAAGGAGTTCCAAAGAACTCCTCTATTTATTTTTAGTTTAGTATCAACCGATTGCAGGTGCGGTGAGTGCAACAGGAGTTGACTCAGCAGCTGCCAGGTCCAGAGGAAAGTTGTGGGCGTTTCTCTCATGCATCACTTCAAAACCAAGATTTGCTCGGTTAAGAATATCAGCCCAGGTATTGATCACACGACCGTCAGAAGACAGCAGGGATTGATTAAAGTTGAAGCCATTCAAATTGAATGCCATCGTGGAAACACCAAGAGCAGCGAACCAGATACCTACAACAGGCCAGGCAGCAAGGAAGAAGTGCAGCGAACGTGAGTTATTAAAGGACGCATATTGGAAAATAAGGCGACCGAAATAACCGTGAGCAGCAACGATGTTATAAGTCTCTTCCTCTTGACCAAACTTGTAACCATAGTTCTGCGACTCATTCTCAGTGGTTTCACGAACCAGTGAGGAAGTAACCAGAGAACCGTGCATAGCACTGAAGAGAGAACCACCGAACACACCAGCCACACCAAGCATGTGGAAGGGGTGCATCAGAATGTTATGTTCTGCCTGGAAAACAAGCATGTAGTTGAAAGTACCAGAGATACCCAGAGGCATCGCATCAGAGAAAGAACCTTGACCGAAAGGATACACTAGGAATACAGCAGATGCAGCAGCAACAGGTGCGCTGTAAGCAACGCAGATCCAAGGGCGCATACCTAGACGGTAAGAAAGTTCCCACTCACGACCCATATAAGCATAGATGCCGATAAGGAAGTGGAAGACAACGAGTTGAAAAGGACCACCGTTGTAGAGCCACTCATCTAGAGAAGCAGCTTCCCAGATAGGATAAAAGTGCAGTCCAATTGCGTTGGACGAAGGAACAACAGCACCAGAGATGATGTTGTTTCCGTACATGAGTGAACCAGCAACGGGTTCACGGATACCATCAATGTCCACAGGGGGAGCACCGATGAATGCGATGATGAAACAAGTCGTAGCAGCAAGTAGGCAAGGAATCATAAGGACTCCGAACCAACCAACATAAAGACGATTGTCGGTTGAAGTAACCCAGTTGCAGAACTGTTCCCAAGTATTTGATTGTGATTTTTGACGTGAAAGTGTAGCAGTCATTTGTAATAAACAGGTAGTAAGACCATCAGGGAAATGGTGGAGTTACTATGCTCCCGCCACCCTCAGGCGGGATATGAGAGACGTTCTTATACACCCATAGGTCTCGGTTAACGGGTGTGGACAATGTTACGAATTATGAGAATCCTGTAACATTTGTTTACCTATTTATCATACTACGGTTTGCCGCCTGTGTCAACCCCTTTTGTATGAGTACATCTTACTAAATAAGAATAGTGTTTATCACAACAAGAAAGATGAAAAGACTTCTATTAGCCTTTTCGTTATTCTTTACAATTCCAGTTAATGCTGCTGAAATTACATCAAGAATTACTGATTCTGTCCAATTAAAAGTTGATGGTGCTGCGATTCAATCTACAAGAATTGGTAGTTCATACTCAGCGTCAGGTACAAATATTAAAGTAACGACACTTGGTGGAGTTGGTTCTGGTTCTGCAACAACCCCAGCATCCATCACTGATGGAACTTATGAAATCAATACTGATGGACAAGCATTCACATTTTCAGAAACTGCTGCCATTGGTGATGTACCAGTAACCTCTCAAACTGTTACTAATGGTGTTGTTGGTTCGCCAAATCTTTATGGTGATAGTATCACTCAACCAGGTGGAGATAAAGGTTCACTCGCAGGAACTCTCTCTGCCACAGGTGTTCCTACTGTCACTGCGGGTGGTGCTGGTACTACTGCTACAGGACAACGTAGTATTGAGCTGAGCGTATTCAAATGAAAAATATCCTAGCAGGGTTGTTCCTGCTAGGGTTTTCTTGTCCTGCCCTAGCTGAAAGTGTTGTGCCTAATTTTACTAGGGGTACAATCAATGCAACCACAGAATCAACTACAAAAGTAATAGAAACAATTCGTCAAGTTGAATATACAACTGGCGAATCGTATACTGTAACTGGAACAAACATCAACATACCTAGCATCCCGCAACGTGGTGCTAATTATACAATTATGGAACAAGGTGCCTCATTCCAGTTCAGTGAAACCTATCTTGGCCCTGGAGTGGCAAAAGAGACATGGATAGATCGCACCACAGAAACTCAATCAACCACTACATCAATCTCTGTCTTTACGCAATAATTTCAACAGGGACTGCATTCGCACAAAGTGCTCCAGCACCATCCAATACAAACATAGCAGGACCATCAGCATCTGCTACTGGTAACGTAACGAACCAGGCAGTTCAGGTATTACAAGGTCCTTATGCTTTAAATACTTATGGCGGTGGAGTTAGTTGTCAAGGAGCAACATTTTCAATATCACCATTTCTATTAAAGAATGGCAACCAAAGCGATGATCCAGAAACATATCCCTCAAGAAATCATAATTGGGGGATATCTGCTGGGTTTAATATTCCTTTAGATGGTGGTTTGATGGAATTATGTAAATCAAGAGCAAAAGTAGAAATTGCTAGGCAACAGGCAGAAACAGATAAAGCAAGATTAGATTTTGAATTAGTTAGATTATTAAAATGCGGTGAAGCAATTAAAACAGGAATTACATTTCATCCCGATAGTCCATACTATAAAATCTGTGCTGACGTAGTTGTGAGGTATCCAAATGGAACCAATACAACAACTAAGTAGTACTAATATAGCACCAATAAAGTCCGAAATACCAAAAATTGGTATTAATGGTCCAAGTATTATTCCAAAAATAGAACCACCAATATCACAAAGTATAGATGCTCCAGTAACTAAAGGATTGGCATTACCAGTATTTGAGATGCCAAGTCCAAAAATTCCTTACCCTGTAATTAATGTACCAACCCAAGAAGAATTTGATGCTGCTGTAAAAGCAGATCGTGAAAAACAACAGCAGGAAGAAAAACCAAAAGAAAGAGGATTACCAGACACTAAACCACCAGAACTTCCACCTGCTGTTCAACAATTAACTCAACAACCACAAACTCCAATAGCAGAAATACCTGCAGATAAACCAACTACCCCAACCTTTACTATCAGTGGAATCGATATTAATTTACCTGATCCTTCTCTTGTTGCTACGGCTGGTGCTGTCGCAGTAGTTACTACTGCTTCTACGATGGTGGCAACTACTGCATTAAATGCTCTTAAAAATGCAGCAGAACCAATCATCAAAGAAGCAACAAAGAATAAGTTTAAGATTAAAATCAAACAAGTTAAACCTGTTTTACACTATGTGCTAGCAGAAGGTGGACACATTGATATCTTTGAATATTCTGCCGAAGGTACAAGACTCATAGAGCAAGTAACTAATGTGGAACAATATATTCGAGATCAAGTCGAAATCAATGCTCTCTACGAGATTGACAATAAAATCATTATTGATGATGTAATCAAAGATAAATTCACAAAAGAAGGCAAAGAAAGATTTAAGTCTCTCTTTGCCCCTGCTAAAAAAATTGCTAAAAAATTATCCGCTAGATTATCTTTCTGACGTAAATTGGGAGATAATCCACACAATAACCATTGCTGGCAATTGAACAAAAATATTAGAAAGAATTTCTAGAAAGATATTATCTTTCTCTTCTTTATGCTTTTCCTTTGTTGGTGCATTTGTCATTTTATAACACCTTAAACAAATCTTTAGTATTTAACAAATTAGTATTAAATTGTAAAGATTTTTTACGTCCTCTTCGTGCGGGTCTCCTAACAAAACGTATAATCTCTGGTGGTTGTCTCTTAGGAATATGTCTTCTATTCTCAAGCATTAAACCATCATTAGTTAGTAATCTTAGAACTATTAATACATCTAAGATGAGAAGTTTCATTCTACAAGAGTTCCGTTTCTTCTTCTAATTTGACGTAATGGTTCCCAATCTTTATCTTTTGTTCCACCATCATAAGCAAGAGCGTATCCTTCAGTAATCATTTGATTATTCAAAGATACTTCTTCACCATTAATATAAAGGTGCCCAATAATTCTACCATACTTCTCAGTGGAATCTGGAAGTTCTGTGCGAATAATAATGCCTTTTACCTCTTCCAAACGATGCTTCAACCAATTCTTTGCGTCTAATCCAAGTGCTTTTTCTGCCTTGTCGATTGTGCGACTTTCTGGAGTATCAACGCCAGCAAGACGTATTCGCTTAGTAAGAGAAATATCGAAACCAAGGTCAATATCAGCATCGATTGTGTCACCATCAACTACTCTACTTACTGATTTGATTCTATAAACATAAGGATCTTTGTCTGCCATTAGAAAGGTAATCCGAACTTCTGAGTATTTAGTTTAGGAATAGGTAGTTTTTCAAATGCTTTATTAACCTGATTTTCTACAACCTTTCCAACAAATTCTTCAGGATTATCCAAAATCTTTTGTGCTTTCTGATAGGTGATGTATGCTCCTACACCAATCGCAGCACTAATGCTCAGACTTGTGATTGATAGAATTAGACTTAAATGTTTCATCGTTCATCTCCTCGTGTGCTAACTTTAATATGTAGTAAATGATGTATGCGGTGAAGGTAAGCCCACAAGACAATATTATAAAAACTCCCCAAGGAAACTCACTCATAAAAATTACCTACTAATTTCTTCCCAGTCTAATGAAGCAAAAACATCAGCACCAGCAGTATCGGATGCAACTACTAGTGTTAATTCATAAGGAGTTCCAGTTAGTCCATTTCTTTCTAACTGGAACTTGAATAATGCTTCTTTAAGAATATCAACTGATGAAGAAGATTGATTTGCTGATGTGAAGAAACCTGATGCTAAAATTCTTCCACCACTTACAGTTCCTCCATCAATCTTATATTCCACAGCACTATCATCACCTGCACTGACCCAAGTTCCACCAGTAGTAGTTGCTGATGCTCTCACCTGCCAATTGTATTGAGGTCCATTTCCAGTCCCCATTAGTGAAAGGGCAGTCAAAATTACAATCGCATCTAATCTATTTGGAGAAGATTTGAGACGAATAGAAAGAACAGGATAATAGGTTCCGGCAGGAGTAGGTAAATCTACTGGTGCTGTAATTGGGGTATTTATTGCTTGTTGTAATCCTCGCAGTTCATAACCACCTTCTGAAATAACAGAAGAACAAACTTGTTTAAGAGTACTACTACTTGTAGTAATTCCGGTATTAGCAATCTCATATCTCAAAGGAAGGGATGCTGTTGTGATATAAGTTGATTGAATTAAGTTTGCGTGATGAAACGAATGAGCATGAATGAATTTTCCATCAATTATAAATCCCATTCTGACTGTACCAAGACCTAACCACTCAATATCCATCCAAAGAATTTGTGCTTTGGTAATATCTAAGGTAATACCGGAAACACCAGTTCCATCTAACTTGTCAATATTCCAATCAGATTGTGGAACTGCAGTTGAAGTTCCTGTAGATAAACTTCTTTCTACAAAATAAGGTATTGTACCATTAATCTCAAAATACATTCCATTATCAGCACCAAAATAACCAACTCTCTGCCTTAAGTTTGTTTTTGGTGTTGCTGGAACAAAAGTATTCAATACAAGCAAAGATTTACCCGGTTGATATGAGAATGTTTTTGTAGTTTCTCTAATAACAGAATCACCACTTGTAGTTCCAATACCAATATTCACTAATCCTTGAGCAGTTACAAATCCAACTGTAGAACCAGTTCCTACAATTAGACTCTCCCAAAGATTATTGTCTCTATATCTGTGAGAACTATCAAATAATGTAAGTGGATTTGATACTCTTGTTCTACCAAAAGCATCTGGATTTACACTTACAGGAAATCTATTAAGATTATCAACAATGTTTCCATCTCTAGTTGCAGCACCAAAAACTTCAAAAAGACTTCTCTCTTGATTCAAATAATCTTGAGTAGTTATATTCCAAATAGCCATAAATCAAATCCACTCTAATTTTGATGGGTGATATCTTTTTGCGTTTGTTATATTATAGTTTTTTTGTTCGGCAGGATATATTTGATGAACAACAGCTCCTGGATATTCTGACTGCAGTTGTTCTCCCAATTCACGTTTAGAAGGAAGTCCAGTTCTAGTAACCATCTCCATTCTATAAAGACTACCATTCCACATTACATCAGCAACATAATTTTCGCCAACTTCTTGCTGTTGAGATTCAGAACTATTAATATAAAGATTACCGTTAAAATCTCCACCAATAGTTATACTTTCTGACAAAAATTGTTTGAAAGATTTCATTATTTCTTGTATTACTTATACTATATTTAGTATTTACCCTCTACACAATACTGCAGTTTTTTGTTCGGATAATAAGGATATAATCCATCTTGTGGTTTCATCCATCCACAACCAATTAACCAATCTTTTGTAAGTGGAGTTGGAGTAACCTGTTCCCACAAAGGTTTCTCTGCTGCCATTTCAAGATATCTAGCAGTCTGATTAGATTGTTCTTCTGCCCAGTTTGCATCTGCTTCCCAAGGAACAGCACGACTTTGCATCATAGATTCATAAGTAAGTTTAGTTTGCTTCATTACCCAAGCAGGTATTTCACTGTCTTGATGAACTTGTGCCATAAATGCGGTATGTAAACCACCACCCATAGCATCTTGAACAACGTGCCAACCTTCGTGCCTTAAGGTTCCAAGAAACTCCCGCTCATCTTGAAGAAGAGTTTCGTTAATAAAGAAACGATTATAGTTTGGTTTATAAAGTCCTACAGTTCTTGGAGTAAAATATCTAGATGGAGCAACATAAACAGGAACTTCAAGTTTATTCAGAGCATTTACAATTCTAACTATTTCTTCTCTAAATGGATCAAAGTCTGGACTTTTTAAAAACTCAGATTCTGCTGATAATTTTTCGATACCCTCCGTACATTCCAAAAGTATCATACAACCCATTGCTTCAAGGCTATATGGTTTTACAGTTGGTTGTTTAGGTTCCAATGAACTTGCAATTGCTGGAACTGCTAATGTTAATGATAATCCGATTGCTGTGAGGAATTTTTTCATTCATCCCACCATCCTTCTTGTTTATGAATCCAGACTTTCAAATCTTTTACATACTTTCTCAAGATCTGGGACTGTTCTTCATGCCAAAAATCACCCGTCTCCATATGAAGGCGGGTGTGATTATCTATTGCTTTCAGAATGTTGTGGATTGGTCCGTTCCAACACTCTCTCTTGGGAGTATTCCATTCTCTGGGCATTTGTATTCAACCGTGTAAAGTTGTCCATTATGAATGTAATCAACATTGCATAAATTGGGTCCAATTATAACATTACCAGCAATAAAAATTTCTAGTAACATTATTTTTTCTTCCCTCCATTTTTTGCTTTTTTAGCAGTTGCATTGCCAGAATTCTGCTTCTTATTATTAGCAGAACCAGCACTACCCTTTTTACCTTTGTTAGCAGATTTTGCCATCAGAGATCTCCTCTTTGGAATGGTTTTTCTTCATCAACTTTTGCTTCAAGTGCTTCAACTCTTTCTTCAAGAGAAGAATCCGATACTTCAGAATACCCAGTATTAACTAAAGGTAATTCTTCAGTTCTTTCTTGAACTGGTTCTTCCCAAACTGGATCTGATGATGCAGGAGGTGTAGGTGGAGTTTCTACAAACTCTTCTCTTTTTGGTTCTGCTTTTTTCTCATCATCATCGTCACCTTTCTTCATAGTATTAATACCAAAGGTAGCAGCAGAAGCTGTGAAAACTGTAGCAATAAATGTTGGATCCATCTTAGATAGAGCACCTGCATAACTTGCAGTCAGAAGAGCAGCAGCCCAACCAAGAATAGCAACACGAATCACAGTATTCATACATGCCTCTCTCTTTTTATTCTTATTGTTGTCCATTGTAGTTAGTAAGTGAAGTTAATTTTTTTTCCAAGCTTCACCTTCTGCCTTTCTTCTACGTGCGAGTCCTGCTTCTACATTTGAACCAGGATTACGATAGAGGAATAGTGCATCGGGAACTAAGTCCCATTCTTTATTCTTCAAGCGTTTAGTAATAGTATTAAAGTTATCACCACCGTAAAAACCGGCACCAAGATTATAAGCAAAGCTGAGCAGAGCGCCTCTTTTTCCATCTGACATTTCATTCCAATGTGGGATTTTACGGAGTGCAGGAAGGAATTGATTCTTGCACTGACTGATTAATAATTCGTCTGCTTCTTGCTGGGTAATCTTATCACCCATTTGGAATGGTTGCCCATTCTTATTTCGGGTAGATCCCCAACCGATTGTAATTGGAAGTCCACCAGTTAAGGGATCAGGATATGCTGATAAATGACATCCTTCAAATTCCTTGATTAATTTGATACCCATCATAGGGACATCATCACCACCACTTGCGACAGCAGGAGCAGAAGCACCGCCGCCGCTAGTTACTTTCCCAGAGATTTACCACAATGTGGACATACATCGCCAGAAGGAGCAGAAGAAGCAGGTGATCCACCACTCTTACTTCTGTAAATTTCCGCCCAGTCTGCGTTATCTTCAAGATAATCATTAGGAAGATTATCTTCTAACCACTGAACTGCTTTAATATGACTTGGGTTTCTATCGTCATAAAATTTAAAAAAGTTATGTAAATCAACTCTTGCCATCGTTTCCTCCGAAATACTTTTGATAGAGTTCGTTTGCTTCCTTATGCTTTCCGTTATCAGCAAGATCCTTAATTACCTTAAGCATCTTAACTTTAAAATTAGTCGAAGATCCTTCCCCACCCATCATTGCCTCCTGGACACCAACGGTGCTTAAGAACTGCTTTGGTGTAAATGGTCTTCTTACCGTTAGTTACAGGACCTGAATAATTATCATTTAAAGAACCATAAGGATCATTTACATAATATCCCTTCCCATCTGGTGTCTTACCAATCACTACACACATGTGACCGCCAGTAGGATTAGATAAAGAACCCCTGTGGAGAATACCAATAACAACAGGTTTCCCTCTATCAAGGCTCTTATCAATATCTGCAAAGGAAAGATTGTAGCTAAAATGAGACTTAACTCCATAACCAGCAAGAACTTTTGTCTGTACGGAGTGATCAGTCGTATCACCAATTGCGAATACTTTTTTAACGTATTCATCATCACCTTTGATACTTCCTGGCTTGAGGAAAGCAAGGCACATAGCACACGATGAAGAGTTGCAAGTTCTATGTGCATCTCTATAATTGTCTACCTGATTAAAATAAGGAACATCTAAAACTGCAGGTGTTGGTGGAGCAGTTCTAAAAATACTTACCCAATCAGATTCAGAATCATCTAAAAATTTTTCTGGGAGATTATCCTCCAACCACTGAACCGCTGCAACATGGT